GGTCTAAGTGCTGCCCGATGGTACCACCGTCGTTCACCCACCCATCGTCGTGGATAGTCCCCATGCGGCCACGACGGCCGACTTCCGCGTCAAGTTCAATGCTAACTACTGCTACAACATCAGGACGATCGCCCTACTGACGCTGCCGGCGATCGATGAAAACAACGAGGACATCGCGACTGTCAAGGTGTTGGTCAGCAGCAAGCCGTCGAACCGCGTCTACGTCAGCACCAGCAAGTTCGACGCTCCTCCTCCTCCCGGTGACATTGACTTTACGTGGAACTATGAGGCCCAGAGCCTGCTAGTGTCGTGGGCTTTTCCGGTCTGGTCACAGCAGGACATCAAGCAGTTTCAGGTCTTCAGGCGCACGACGGTCGACCACCCGTTTCAGTTGCAGAAGTCGTATAACTTCGACGATTCCGACATCAAATTTCCCGATCCCGAGAACCCCGATCCCGTGTTGGTGGAGTACCTGACGTCACCCTGCCAGTTCTATATCGACGATGACTTCGATCCCAAGGTCAATTCTTCACGTGACAAGGGTTTCATCTATGCTGTGTCCTGTATCGATGCTCACGGCCTGTCGAGCCCGCTGTCGGCGCAGTACCGCGTGTGGTTCGATCAATTCAAGAATAAGCTGCAGCTCGAACACGTCAGTCACCTCGGTGCTCCCAAGCCCTATCCGAACTTGTACCTCGACGGTGACGTCTTCGTCAATACCATCAAGGTGGCTGGGCCCCACAGCAAACGGATGAAGCTGTACTTCAACCCGGAGTACTACTACTTGTACGACGATCAGAACAGGTTGACGCCGACACTGGCGACGCAGCAGCGGGGAGGCAGTTACAAGTTGCAGTTCATCAACATCGATAATGGCAAGGCGCAGGACATCGACATTGCGATCAACGACCAGATGAGCACCAATTTGCAACCGCTGGCGACGACACAAGTCAGCCTCGGGCCCAAGCGACGGAATAGGGCACTGGCCAACAGTGCGCCGTAAAGTGTGTGAGGATAGGGTAAGATTAGGATATGACTAACGTAGAGTGCGACCATCGTTGCAAGCCTTTGGCAAATGATCATCCTGATCGACCTGGGAAAAAGTTCGAGTGCTGTTTATGCGGTGAATTGTTTGAAGAAGTGTGCAAACCAATTGCTATACAGCCTCAATTCAAGATGCACGTCGGCGCGCCAAATAACAAGCCATGATCGTCTACTTGGTCCGCAATCGCCTGAATGGGAAGGGCTACGTGGGGGTGACGAAGTATACGCTTGAATGGCGATGGAAAGAACATTTGAGTGATGCCCGATGTGGCAGTAAGTTGGCGTTTCACTGTGCCATTCGTAAGTGGGGTGTTGACGCCTTTGAATTGTCGATCATTGAAACGTTGAGTGAGAGTGCATCACTTGTAGATCTTGACGTCGCCGAAAGACGGTGGGTTAAAGATCTCGACACTTTTGGTAAGAACGGTTATAACATGACACCTGGTGGTCGTGTTGGGGGTGGTTGGGTGAAGGGTTATGTTGTCAAACAATCAACAAGAGAGAAACTTTCCTTAAGTCGTCGTGGTAAGAAGAATTCACTTGAACAGAATGTTTTAATTACCACTGGGGTTCGCGCGTATTACGCTACACACGATGGTCCCAACAAGGATAAACCGTGGAGTGATGAGACACGATTGAAAAATATGGTCATCAGACACCCACGTAAAAAGCCCGTGTTTGGTTACAATGAAATTGGAGAGTGTGTGATTGCTTACTTGTCGATAGATGATGCTGTCGAAGCGACGGGATTGAGTTATCGTACATTGACAGGCAATCGAAAGAAGTACAAACTCAAGTACGTGGACGGGATTACTTACCGTCGTAGCAAGTTGACGATCGCTGAACTGAAAGAAGAAGGTAGACCCCATGGGCTGGCTCGACAATTCGACGAATAACTTGATTCTTGATGCTTGTCTCACTGACGTGGGCCGTCAATTCCTCGCTCGCAACGATGGCTCCTTCGCGGTGCACAAGTACGCGCTCGGCGATGACGAAGTCAACTACGGTATCATCACGAAATACGGCCGAACTGTGGGAGCCGAAAAGATCGAAAAGAACACCCCCATCTTCGAGGCGCTGACCAACCAAGCCATCGCCCAGAAGTATAGGTTGATCTCCGTCTCCAATCCCAACCTGCTGTACATGCCCCTATTGTCCCTGACGGGTGATGCCAACGTTGACGGCCTCAACGAGCTGGTGACGCTGGGCCTCAACACGCAGCAGACGGCGGCTGTCACCGTGCAGCAGACTATTCAGAATGAGACGACGATCGACGTGGAACTACGCGACCAGACGTTCCTGCTCGACGTGCCCAACCTCTTCGTGCAGATCCTGAAGAACACTCCTGAGAACATCGACGGCAACCAGCGGGCGACATATGTCCTGACCAGGTCGCCGGCGGAGAACTCCTACGGTGGTTCGTCAGTGCAATTCACGATGTCAGTCAAGAGCTTGACCAATGCGTTGTTTCAGGTCTACGGGACGACGGCCGACAAGACCTTGATCAAGGCGTTCATGAAGGTGACGGGTGTTCAGAGCGGCGCGGTTCAAGAGATAGGAATTGTCATCAATCAAAACCTCTAAGAGGTGTAGATCGTACCCTTAAGTGGTATGATCAGTTGTGTACGTCAAGACGATTGAAGAACTGTTCATTGATAAACGCTGGGGTCACCCTCGAGCCCGCCACATTGACGTGTATGCATGTGATGAGTGTGGCGCAGAGCACATGACATCTCACAGGGCAGCGCATGCTACTAGCGCTGCATTGACGTTCTGTTCGCGTGATTGCAGTAAGCGTTCGAGATCAAGTGGAAAGTTAGCGCAGAAGTGTGTGGATGTTAGGGTTGAGCGGTACGGCGTTGAATACTCGTCGCAAGTACCCGGTGCGACAGAAAAGATGATTGTGACGAGGGTTGAGAGAACTGGGGCACTTGCGCCGTCAGATCCTACATCATCATCGAATGTCAAGTTCAAGCAGACGATGATGGAGAGGCACGGTGCCGATCACCCGTCGAATGCCATTGGCGTCAAGGCGAAGAAGTTAGAGACGTACCGCGAGAGGTACGGTGTTGATAGCCCGTTCAGTGCGGGATCACCGTTCAGATTATCAAGTGAAGAATTGAGAGTTGCAGGTCAAAAAGGGTATCGATCTACAGCGAGACAAGAGAACGGATGGATTGTGTCAAAGCCTGAGCAAGCATTAGTTGAGTTTCTGCGAATGAGGTATGGTAACGTTGAACAACAAGCTCTCGTTGAACACGGGACACGTAAATGCTGGTTGATTGATGCGTACGTATGCAGCATTGACACATATGTGCAGCTTGATGGTGAGTTCTGGCATGGTCTCGATAAACCCTACGAAGATCTACACCCGACCAGTAAGAGGGCTTATGATGCCGACCGGGCGCAAGATGAATGGTTCAGAACACATGGACGCAGATTAGTTAGGATAACCGACAAGGAACTGATCATGTGCAATAAACTCAACGACTGGTCAACAGTTCTCCAACGATTGGAGGGGTAATCCCATCGCAACCTTCAAAGAAGTCCTCCCGTCAGACATCAAGGTGGCTCGTTCGTTTCTGAACCAGCTCATCGACGTCCTGCAACAGGACATCAGCGGGTCGGTGTCTCGCCGCAAGTACCAAGTCTTCGTCACTGGGGGCATCGGACCTGGTGTGACGAGCTCTCTCTTTCAAACCGTCTATGACTCGGACTTCACGCTCCAGACCGCCAACGCCATCTTCGACATGACGGTGGGCCTAGGCCCCGGCGGCACTACGGAGCTGACGAGCCAGACGGGCGTCGACGCCGCGGGCAAGGAACTATTCCCCAGCTCCAGCCTGATGGTACGCGAGAAGATGGACGTCTACCGCCAGTTCGCGCAGTCGCTATTAGGCAATGCAACGACCACTTTCACCTCGCCGCTCAACAGCAGCAATCCATCGGACAACATCGACGTGGCGCTGTTCATCGCCTTCAAGCGGTTGTTCGCACGTGACAGCATCAAGCGCGAGACGTTTGCGATGCGGTTCTTTCAGACGGCGTCGGCCGTCGGCCCATCGGGACAGAATGAGCCCCCGACTGCAGGCCCGGTCGGCGACGTCGGATGGATCACCAACCTCAACGTCAATTCGACCGTCGGCTCGGCGATTTACACCGACATCGGCGCCGCGACCAATAAGCTGTCGACGTTCGGGGGCCAGGTCGGCAACATTGTCGACAGCGCCAACACCACCCGTAACGTGGGCCTGATGTTCTATGATCGCGGCATCCTCGTCCTTGACATGGCCAAGGTGACCAGCGGCAGCCAGTTCGTGTCGGGCACCATCGACGCCATGGCAGCGCTGGGCAACCAGACGTTGGGTGCCAAGGGGACGGAGACCAAGTGGAAGTCAGCGTTCATCCCTGACTTCGTCGTCAGTGCGTCGATTGATAACATCATCGACCACGTCGCCGGTTGCAGGATGGGCTCAGGCAGCAACACCGCCATCACCTTCCAGAACATCACCAACATCAATTCGAGCCTGATCTTCTGTCGGGCGGGCGCAGACGAGTTCAATTACTCGTCGAACCCAACATACACAGACACCTCCAACCGGATCGTGGTAATTGACGTGGGTCAGGAAGACACGCAGCAGAGCTTCACCTACATCACGAGCGTTGGCCTCTATGACGCCAACGACAATCTCCTCGCCGTCGCCAAACTCAGTCGCCCGGTGCAGAAGAACAGTGAACGAGATCTGACGCTACGCCTCCGCCTCGACTTCTGATCCTCGCGCGCCTTTGGTCGGTTCTTCATGTTTGGGGAATCGTGGTGTAGGGTAGTTAGAGAGTACAGCGACCGATGCCCTCGATCTATCCGTTCGATCCCACTGACCTTGAAACGTTCACCGTCGTCACCAACCCGGTGCGCACGTACACGTCGAGTTCGACGCAGGGCTCCACAGGTTCGATCTACGTCTATCCGCGTCACTCGTTGATCCAGAAGGACATTCAGCCCGATTCTTCGTTCACCGAGGCGGCCCACGATGATGCCGATCTGTCGTCGTTGCTGCACCAAGTGCAGATGTCAGCCAAAGTCAGTGCCAATGCCATCACCCACGCCGGTGCCTTGGTCAGTGGCAGCCTCACCAGCCTGCTGACGCAGTACATGGCAGGCTGCGCCACACAGGGGCAAGCCGAGCGCCTGAAGGTCAAGCTTGACATCGTCAGGTTTTCTCCTCCTCCCGCGTTCAACAGCAACACCCTACGCAAGTTGATCATCAAGGACCAACTCAACACGTTCTATCGACCCACCTACCCGACGGCACACTGGGCCTACACCAACTACAACACCCTCAACTTCTTCACCGCGTCGATGGTGCCCACGTCGTCGGTGTTGCTGTACCCGAACATCGGTGGGGGCAACGGAGGCCTCGTCGTCAACAAGGGCCATGCCAGCGGCACCTACACGCCGAGTGGCTCCTTCAGCTTTGACTTCTACATCAATCCGCGGTACCAACAGGACGCGCCCAACAAGCCCTTCAAGGCGGGCACCATCCTCCACTTATCATCGACCTTTGCCCTATCGCTGGTCACGGGTTCAGGCGTCGACTACACTGGCCGTAGCGTGGGCTTTCGCCTGCAGCTACAGTTGAGCCAGTCGGCTGACATTGCACCGTCGACGGCGGTGCCGGGCCCGTACCCGTCAGACCTCATCTTCCTGTCCAACGACAATAGCCTGCAGTGGAACCACTGGCACCATGTCGTCGTCAGGTGGGGCACCAACCAGATCAACAACGGCGTCGGCACTTTCAATGTCGATGGCCTCGACGTCGGCACCTTCACAGTTCCATCATCGACGATTTCACCTGCAGCGTCGACGTTCTCACAAACCAGCAGCCTGGCCAACCCTGACGTCATGTGCCTGGGCAACTTCTACGAGGGGCCCAACACCAACGGCAACCCGATGGGTGCCTTCTTTGCGTTCGATCCCGCCAACCGCGACGGCCTGCAGGTGATGTACGCCGAATACGGCGTCGCTGCACCTCCGAGTTACTTCTTTAGGCACCCGCTCAATGCCGAGCTTCACGACGTCGCCATCCGTCGCTGCTACATGTCAGACACTGACATTGCCTTCAGCGCCAGCATCGGGCCCACCTTCCTTGACAACACTTTCTCATTCTATGTGCCGCCCTTCTTCGTCGAGCAATCGCCATATCGCCAGTTTGTGGGTGACCATGGCGGCCTCCTCATCACCCCCTTTGAAGAGATCGACGGTGCCTCAACGACACCCTTCAGCGTCGCACTGTCGTTCGGCGTCGCGGGTCACTACATCAACCTTGAGAACTTTGGTAAGGACTTGGGTTCACAGGTCTTTCCGTTGCTACATCACCTGACAGGCGTTGCCATTCAGACGTCGACTAGTGCGGAGACGTGTAATGACTTCCTGTACTCGCAACCCTTCGTTGCCAAGCGCAACCTGACGATCCTACCTTGCGACGACGGCAATTTCGTTCCCAGCTTTCAATTGCTGGTGTCGGAGGGATTGGCCCGCGCCGTCGATGACCTGGGCCTCGATGAGCTCAGCTTCATCAACCTCGACAACATGATCTCGACGGCGACGCTGATGTTCGGCGCGGGGGCCTTCGACGACGGCACGCAGCCCGATGTGCAGGTCAATGCCTTTGCCAACATCCAGCTGGGCGCGACGCCTGAGACGCCTTTCACCGCGGCGGGCCCGGCAACGTTGAACTACATCAACACTGCACAGTCGGGCAGTGACGTCGAGTTCGGTGCGCCGCTGACGGTCTTTCAACGCACGCAGGATCCGTCGTCGAATGAAGTCGTCGTCTTTGACATCAGCAACCTGTACTACGGTTTCAGGATCAGCCCGGGTACGCTGACATTCAGTGAACCCGATCTGATGCGATCGAGCCTGTTGGGCTCGCAGCATGATATTACGCAACCCAACACGCGTGGGCCCATCTCGATTAACTTGGCCGATGATGGGCGTGGCAACGTGTACCGGGCAGATTGCTTGACGCCACAGGCAACGTGGAACTCGGTGGGCAATGTGTATTACGACGAGGGTCTGGTGCTGCTCAAGAGCCCTCACCTGTACTTCTATGGCCTCAATCAATTCGGCACCAACTTCAGGGGTGAGCAGCACGTGCACGTCATGAAGCTTGATGCCTTTGCGCCGAGCAATCAATTGAACAGCTCGAGCAATCCCAACTACGCGTCGGTGCCTCCGACGGGCTATCCGAATGACCCCGAGGACAACTTCGTCTACATCACCAACCTGTACTTCCACGACCGTGACTTAAATGTGGTGATGAAGACGGCACTCGCTCAACCCATCGCGAAAAGGCCGGGGGATAAAGTCCTCTTTAAGATCAAGTACGACTTCTAAGTTGTTGATATCATTGACTTTTAAGTGAGTTGACTACATTCACGTTAATTCGATCATGATCTTCATCGACGACCATAGTTAAGATCGACAAGAAAGTTGGTTGATCTCATGAACATTCTCTGGATTCTGTGCTGCATTATCTTCGTGATGTGGCTATTGGGCTTTGTGTTCTTCCCCATCGCCGGCGGGTTCATTCACCTGCTGTTGCTCGTCATCGTCGTGTTGGTCATCGTCCGCCTGTTGCAAGGCCGCGGCGTCTAACCATCCCCATCGCAGCTCGTCGGACCTATTTACCTCATGCGTATTAGGTTCGGCGAGCTCAAGCGACTGATCGGCGAGGCCAACCGCAACCGGCGCACGGGCCAGTATTCCTACGAGGCCAACTTCGAGCGCCTCTGCACCTGCGGTCACCCGTTGGCCGTCCACGCCGGCGACGCGCCACACCCGTGTTTCAATGATGATACCGGCATTGCAGGTGCGACGGGTGAAGACTGCACCTGTGAAAGGTTCAGGCCCATCCGTGGCAAAAAAGCGTAAGCGTAAGCGTAAGGGCCACTACCATACCGGCGTTCACGCGTCTCCCAAGACGGGCCTGACGTGTAAATACCGCTCGGGTTGGGAAAGTTCGTACATGCAGTACCTCGACGCGTCGCCCGACGTCATCACCTGGGCCTATGAGTCGATCGTCATCCCGTACGTCAGCAACAAGAAGACGGGCAAGCTGCGCAACTATCACCCCGACTTCCTCGTCACCTACGCCGACGGCCACATCGAACTCGTCGAGGTGAAACCCGCTAGACGGGTGCACCAGGTCAAGGTGGCCAAGAAGTTGTTGGCGGCGGGTGACTGGGCTCGGGCCCACGGCGTCGCACTGGTCGTCATCACCGAGGTTGAATTGAAGCAACTTGGCCTATTGAAGTAGTGAAGTCTCGGGCCATTGGGTGGGATAAGTATGGGGGTGAGCAATCTCCTACGTGACTATGTCAACTTGCTCGTCGAAGCGCGTCAGCCGTTCGATCTCAAGGTCTTCCGAGGATTGACCGAGGACGACGCTGTGGAATACCTCGACTTTCACGCCAAGGTGCTGGGGTCGGGCGCGGGCAGGACGGTCTACGACGTGGGCCGTGGGTGGGTCATCAAGTGGGCGTACAACGCCAATGGCATTGAGCAGAACAGGGACGAGGCCTCTCGACGCAAGTGTGCAGCGCCTAATGCTCCCATCGTCCACGTGTTGGTGAAGGCGCCCAACTACCAGTGGGTCATCTCCAACAAGGTCAAGCCCGTGGTGGGTGCTTCCCTCGGGCGCGCCCTGAAGGCGACCGTCGGCATGTCTGACACTAGTGACCTAATGTTCATCATTGAGACGAGCATTCATCAAGCGGAGGGGTATGAACTCGGGATTGATGACGCCGAAGCTCTTCGTGCCCATGAACGCCTGTATCACACTAATGAGTGGTACCGGGCACTGTACGACACCGTCAAGGCCTGCAAGATTAATCCCATGGAACTTCATGATGACAACTGGGGTCTCGATGACAAGGGCAGGTTGGTGTTGCTCGACACGGGAGGGTGACCTTTACAGGCGTCGCGTGAAGACCATGATCAGCCATGAGCGTGATCTTGGGACTTGATGTAAGCACCAGCTGCACAGGATTTTGTGTCATAGAGAGTGGCGCGTCGGCGGGTGACCACTACATGCTCGATCGAATTGAGTTTAAGAAATGTAAGACGCTGTGGGAGAAAACAGATGTGGTGCAGCGTGCATTCAAAGTCATCAGTGCCGAATTGTCTGCTCAATATCACATCTGCATTGACCGTGTCGTCGTCGAAGAGCCATTGATGGGCTTTCGCGCGGGAATGTCGTCGGCGCAGACGATCTCGACGCTGATGCGGTTCAATGGCATCACGTCGTACATCGCCCGTGATGTCTTTGGTGTCGATCCCGAGTACATCGGTGCCGCCCACGCCCGCAAATTATGTGGCGTCAAGCTCCAGAAGACGGCGATCGGCGGGCCCCAAAAGGAGCAAGTTTTCTCGTACATGAGTGAGCACGACCTCCATGACGTCAAGTGGCCCGTGACCAAGACTGGCAAGCAGGTACTCTGGAGCCGCGACGCGACCGACGCCTACGTCATCGCTCGAGCAGCGGCAATCTGTGGGCCCATCGTGGTGACCAAGAAGCCCAAGAAGGTGCCAAAACCCCCGGGCGGGTGTGCCTACCCGTGCGAGCCTGGGTGTCCGGGCAAGCCCATGAAGGGCCTGACGATGTGCCGCAAGCACCAACCCTTCCCGGCTTGAACCATTGACCTGATCTGGGTTACGATCGGCTCGTGCCCGTCGTCTCCGTGACCGATCGCGTCAAGTTCATCGAAAGCGTCTTCGGTCTCGGGCGCCTGGCACGCAATGGCCGCAATTTCGACGTGCGCTGCCCGGTCTGTGCACCCAAGGACGTGTCGAAGAAGAAGCTGGCCATCCTATTAGAGGATGATCAGTGGCACTGTTGGACGTGCGGCGCGCGCGGTCACAGCCTGTGGTCGTTGGTCAGGAAGTACGGTACCCGTGACCAATTGCTCGAGTATCGCGATCGGTTCATGCCTGCCGACAAGCGGGATCACCGGTGCCTTGACATTGTCATCGTCGATGAGCCCTCAGGCGTAGAACTTCCTGATGACTTCAGGTTGCTGGCGACGTCGACGTCCCGAGACACCGATGTGCTGGCGCTGCGCAGGTACTTGACCCAACGCGGCATCACCCAACGTGACATGTGGTACTTCAAGTTGGGCTACAGCTCAGACTTCAGGTGGAAGCGCCGCGTCTTAGTGCCATCATTCGATGCGCGCGGTGCCCTCAACTACTTCGTGGGCCGCGCCGTCGACAAGTTTCGCAAGCCCAAGTATGACGGCCCCGATGTGCCGCCTGGGTACAAGCTCCAGATCATCTTCAATGAGCTCAACATCGACTGGTCACAGGAGCTGGTGCTGTGCGAGGGCCCGTTCGACCTGATGAAGTGCCCTGACAACGCAGTGCCCTTATTGGGCAGTGACCTCAATGAGACCAGCGCGCTGTTCAATGCCATCATCGTCAACAAGACGCCCGTCGCCTTGGCCCTCGACGCCGACATGCGGGTGAAGAAGACGCCGAAGTTGGCCCGCAAGCTGGCGGAGTTCGACGTGCCGGTGAGGATCGTCACGGTGCCGACCGACCCGGGTGACATGGCCAAGCGTGACTTCAGGCAGGCGTTGGTGACAGCGCGGCCCTTTAGTTGGGACGATGCTTTCATGGATCGGTTAGACGTAGCGGCACAGATCAGGTTGTGAGGGTGCCCGCCGCCAACATCCATTGTACAGATCCTTTGCGGTGCTGTACTGATCTATAGAGAGTGCCTGCATGCTAAGGATTGCCCACACGGCTGATGTCCACGTCCGTAATTTAAGTCGCCACGCAGAGTATAAGCAGATCTTTACTACCTTCATCGAGCGGTGTAGGGAACAGAAGGTCGATCACATCTTCATTGGGGGCGATAGTTTTCACACTAAGACTTCTGGTATGTCGCCTGAGTGCATTGAGTTCATGTGCTGGTGGTTCAGTGCGTTGGCTGAAGTTGCTCCCGTCCACGTGATGCTCGGTAACCACGACCTCAACTGCAGCAACCGTTCGCGCCAAGACGCCATCTCTCCCATCATTGCCGCACTCAACAATCCACGCGTGCACCTCTACAAGCACAGTGGCACCTACGAGTTTGCCCCTGGTTATGTGTGGGGTGTCTTTAGCCTGTTTGACGAGGAGAATTGGGACAAGGTCAAGCCCATACCGGGTAAGGTCAACATCGCCTGTTACCACGGCCCGATCTGGGGAGCGACGACCGACACCAACTGGTTGATTGAGGAAGGCACCACGGTTGAATTCTTCAAGGGTTGGGACTTTGCAATGTTGGGGGACATCCACACTCACCAATTCTTAGCAGGCCGCGACGTGGAGCTGGAGATCGATGCCGCCGACATTGGCAACTACCCGGAAGCCGAGGTGATCGGGTGAGCGCCGGTAAGATCAAGATCCGCGTCAAGCGACCGTGGGTGGGTTACCCATCTTCTCCTGTGCAGCAGAACTATGGAGAATCGCTGACACATGGTTACTTGCTGTGGGACATCGCCGACAAGTCTAACTTTGACGTCAAGTTCTGTGAGTTGCCCAATCCGCAACCCTACGTGACGCTAGAATGGACTGGGTCGATCGGTGCCCTGGTCAACAGGGCCAAGAAAATCTGTGCGTCAGGCGGCCGCTTCAGGATCAGGAGCAAGGACGTGCTGGCACAGAAGGAGGTGACGCTGCTGACGCAGGCCCTGCAGGAGGAGCTCAAGGCGTCGGAGGTGACCTTCAAGAATGACCATCAGGTCAATCGCGATGTGCTGCAGGCCGGTGCCGCCATACTGGCCAAGGAAGACCTCCGTAACCCCGATGTGTTGTTGAAATTGGTGAAGGACTATCACCCCGACGGCGTCACCGACGATGAGTGGTCGGCCGTCCGTGAGCAGATCGGCAGCTACTTGACCCGTGCTCTCGACAGTGATGACGTCGTCCGTAATACCAAGTGGTCACTGCGACACCTGGCCTTCGACAACATGTTTGCGTACGGTGCAGGCAATGTCATCAACTTTGACAAGTTGCCGGGCATCGTCGGCATCTTTGGTCCCAATCGCGCTGGCAAGTCGTCGATCGTCGGCACCGTCATGTACTCGTTGTTCAACACCACCGACCGGGGCAACGTCAAGAACCTCCATGTCGTCAACGTCAGGCACGACCACTGCTACACTAAGGCCATCATCGACGTCAATGGTACGGGCTACGTCATCGAGCGCCAGACCGTCAAGCACGAGAACAAGCACGGCGCTGTCAATGCCAACACCAACCTCAACGTCTTCAGGATCAATGATACGGGTGAGGCCGTTGACCTGGCGGGTGAAGAGCGGAAGGACACCGAGAAGGTGATTCGCAAGTTGATCGGCACCGGTGACGATTGCCTGCTGACCAGCGTGGCATCGCAGGATGAGATCAAGCAGTACATCAACCATGGGTCGACGAAGCGGCGGCAGATCCTGTCGCGGTTCTTAGATCTCGACATCTTCGACAGGATGTTCAGGTTGGCCACCGATGACGTCAATGTCAACAAAGCGGCGCTCCGCCAATTGCCCGAACGCGACTGGCAGGAACAACAACGCTCGTTGAACGAGAGGCTCGATGCTGCTCGTACAACCATCGATGAGAAGGATCACCTGCTCCACGACGCCAGCCAGCAACTCGATGAACTGCGCCAACAGTTGGCCTCGTTCAAGGACTTCATTCCCGTGACACAGACGCAGGTTGAATCACAACGTAATCACGTTGATTCACTGACGACCAAGGCCCGGGCCACGACTCAAAAGATCGATGAATTGCACGCTGACATTGGGCTGATGCTGAAGAAAGTGACGTCGATCGATGCAGTGCTAGTTGACTATGACCTAGGCGCATTGAAGCAGCGCCAAGAGGCCTATCGCGTCCTAGAATCATCATTCGAGGTGCTCCGTCACGCACACGAGAAGGATGCTGACCTGTTGAAGCAACAGCAGCGGTCGCTGAAAATACTTGACGACGTGCCGTGCGGTGATGACTATCCGACGTGTCGCTTCATCAAGGATGCCCACAAGAACAAGGAACGCGTAGAGCCACAGCGTGACAAGGTAGAACGCTCTCTCGACAAGTTGCAGAAGGCGGAGCTGGCGTTGCAAGCGCTGCAACAAGAGGACCTTCACAATAAGGTCACCAAAGTTGAACAACTGATCAGCGCACAGGCCAAGCTCCGCGTTGACATTGCTGCAAAGCAGGTTCAACTTGTCAAGTTGGAGGGTGCGCTAGATGACATCAATGGCACACTGGAGCCCACCGCACGCCGGTTAGCGGAACTCGAAGAAGCGTTGAAGAATGAAGGAAATGTGGAGGTCGTGACGCTGCGTCGCCAGATCGATGAGCTCCAGAAGGCAGCGCGCAGGCACGATTCTGAAAAGTTGACAGCGGCATCAGAGGTGGGTCGCATGCAGTCTGACCTCGATAAGTTGGCAATTGATGCGACCCACCGCCACAACCTGTTGCAGTTGATGAAGGCTCACGAACTGATTGCACAGGCCTTCTCGAGGAAGGGCATCCCGGCGTTGATCACCACGTCACAGCTCCCCGTCATCAACGCCGAGATTGCCGAGATTCTTCACGGCATCGTTGACTTCAACATTGAGCTTGAGGTCGACGACGTCAATGATTCCATGGAGGTCTACATTGACTACGGCGACAGTCGCCGGCCCATCGAGCTGGCTAGCGGCATGGAGAAGATGATCGCCTCGTTGGCCATCCGCGTGGCGCTGATCAACGTATCATCGTTGCCCAAGACCGACATGTTCATCATCGATGAGGCCTTTGGCCCCATGGATCCCGCTAGCGTTGAGGCCTGTAACCGCCTGTTGATGTCACTCAAGCGCTACTTCAAGACCATCGTCGTCATCACCCACGTCGACGGTGTCAAGGACGCGGCCGATCACATCATTGAGATCAACAAGGTCGAAAAAGATAGCTGCGTGATGTACAATGAATCGTGGCATGGCGACCGTACCTCCGAGACAGACTGATCGACGATCGACCCGGTGACTTTGTCGTCATCGTGCCGGTCGATGCCTCACCCGTGACGCCGCTGGCGTGTCCGATCTGTGATCACCTGATGCGGTCGCAGGATGATGATCGTGCGTACCGTGAATTTGGGTGCTGTGAGCGCTGTGCCATGATGTGGGCTCATCCACGTCGACAGGCCTGGCGTGACGGTTGGCGACCATCAGCAGAACAGGTGCAAGGGGTTGAAGTTGATCGCCCACCGCTATCACTTGTCCTTGAACTGCGTTAGTCCTGTGCAACGGCCATATTTAGGCCGAGGAGCAACCTTCTCATGGCAGACATTGATTACGCAGCTCTTCAACAGTCGTTCGACACGACGTGGGGCCGTTCATCGACACCCAAGACGGCAGGATACTCTGTCAAGGTGACGCTGTTGGGACCTGATCGGCTGATGACATCGTACGCCGCTATCGTCAATTTTGGTACCGAGAGGGAATCACTTGAGATGAAACGGCGCTATGCCGAGGAATCAAAGGCGGTGACCAGCGAGGTCTTGAAGGTGGTCAAGGCCAATTACAAGGAATTGGCCGATGCGTCACTGTCGACCAAAGAGTTGTCGAGCGAAGACAGCCTTGAGATCACCAACTACAACGTTCATAACCCCCGCCGAAGTGCCTATTACAGGCGCAAGACGGTGTACGAGATCGGGTGATGAGTGAACCTCATCTAGGCCTGTCGAAGCCTCAACAGGTGCAAGAGATCCTGAAGTGTGGTAAGGATCCCATCTACTTCATCAAGACCTACGTCAAAATTCAGCACCCGAAGAGGGGGACGATCCCGTTTGAGACCTACCCGTTTCAGGACGACTGCATCAATGACTTCAAAGAACACCGCCTCAACATCGTCCTGAAGTCACGGCAGTTGGGACTATCGACGATCAGCGCGGCATACTCGCTGTGGCTGGCGATCTTTCACAAGGACAAGAATGTCCTCGTCATTGCGACCAAGCTACCCACGGCCATGAACTTCATCAAGAAGATCAGGGTCATGTTGCAGAGCCTGCCCCCATGGCTGTTGCTACCCAAGTTTGAGCCCACCAAGCAGGCCATCGCCTTCAGCAATGGCTCGACGATCACCGCCATTCCGACGTCCGACGATGCCGGGCGATCGGAGGCCTTGTCACTGCTGATCGTTGATGAGGCTGCCTTCATCCGTGACTTTGAGGAGATCTGGACAGGACTGGCACCCACCTTCTCGACGGGAGGTAGTGCCATCATCTTGTCGACGCCCAATGGTGTCGGTGGCCAGTACTACCGCCTGTGGGTCGAGGCCGAGGCGGGCCTCAATGACTTCAATCCCATTAGGCTGATGTGGGATGTGCACCCGGAACACGATCAGGCGTGGTTTGTGAAGGAGAGCAGATCGCTGTCGAGGCGTAAGGTCGCTCAGGAGTTCTTGTGCGTGGGCGGTGATACCAAGATTGTGACGCCTGATGGGTACAAGATGGCAGAAGAGTTGCACATCGGCGACTTGGTCATGACGCACGTTGGTAGGTTTCGTCCTGTCACCCGGGTAAATAGTAGGCTTGTAAAAGACGGCGAGGAACTGTATGAGGTCAGTTCACCAGGTAGTCGTCAGTGTAAGTTCGTCTTGACTGGCAATCATCCCATGTTGTCATACCGTTTTCGTGCCAATCAGATCACGTCACTTCAATGGATTGAACAGAATGCGTGTGAGCCATCGTGGATTGAGGCTACGACAATTGCCGGTACTCGTAAGACCACGGATCGAATTCTCAACGCGCTAGTACCAGTGTTTAGGCCTGATGAACCCACTGAACGCTTGACGTCGATTGATTTGTCGACGCTTTACCCATCAGTCGATGTAACGCCTGACACGTGCCGCTATGTGAAGCAATGGGGTAGTACTAAACGTCATGTGCCTGTTGACTTTGACTTAGGCATGTTTGTAGGATTGTACTTGGCTGAGGGGTGTAATGCACGGGGTGGGCTTGACATGGGGTTTCACATTGATGAGATGGAGACACACGCTCGTTGGTGCGTTGATTTTCTCGAGAAGTTGGGTTGTCGAACGACGTTGTCTCCATCAGAGATTGCAAATGGTTGTCGTCTGTGGACACACAATAAACATGTTGGTGCGCTTGTCAGATCGTTTGTCATGGGTCAAACGGCTCCTATTAAACATCTTGATCTTGATAGGGTTCTATCATGTGGCCGTGAGTTTATCAAAGGTCTATTGTATGGGCATCACGCGGGAGATGGTAATCACGAGCACACTACGAAGACATCCACGTTCAGTACTTCGTCGAAGTTGGTGTATCAATTACGTACCCTCAACACCATGTTTGGTCTGTATCCTCGGATCGGGCGTGTTGAACGTAGTAAAAAGAACCCAAAGCACCATGATATGTGGTATCTCGAGTTTCAGGCAGGTGGGACGACGTACCGTGAATTGCTCGAACGCGGACAATTGTACAAGCCCGGATCAAGGACGCGTCTCATTGGTGAGTACTTTGTTGGTCAGCACTCATTGAAGGATATATCGCACCTTCGTGATGTCGATGGGGGTTACACCGTCTATGATATCAGTGTGGCCGATGACAATTCATTTGTTGCTCAATCTGCAGTTCTTCACAATTGCGACTTCATCACGTCGGGTGACACCTTCCTACAACCCGGTGACCTCGATGACCTAAAGTTGCAGATCATGCAACCTGCGTCGAAGGAGGGCTTTGATCGCAACATCTGGGTCTGGAGCCCACCCATTGCTGGTCACACCTACGTCATCAGCGCCGACGTGTCGAGGGGCGATGCACGTGATTATTCGGCCTTTCACATCATCGATGCGGGTGACTGCGAAGTGGCCGCCGAGTACATGGGCAAGGTGCCGCCCGAGAAACTGGCCGACATGTTGAACGAGTGGGGCCGCAAGTACAACGATGCCCTATTGGTGCCCGAGAACAACACCTTTGGCTACTTCGTCAACGTCAAACTCCGCGATGCGCTGGGCTACAAGAAGCTGTACTACACCAGCAACGGCGGCGACCCCTTCAATTACGTGCCCACCAACTCTGAGGAGCTGCCGGGTTTCCCGACTAACCAGAAGTCACGGGTGCAGATCCTGGCCAAGCTGGAGGAGATGATTCGCAACAAGACGTTGAAGACGTACTCACAGCGCCTCTATGATCAATTGCAGGCCTTCGTGTGGAACGGCAACAAGCCCATGGCCGGCAAGGACAGCTTCGATGACTTGATCATGAGCCTCGCCATTGGTTGTTGGTTGGTCGAGGGCAGCAATGGCCTCAGTGAACAGGCCGTCGCCATGTCGTACGCTATCCTCAATGCGACCCGCGTCCACGTTCGGGACATCAATCAGATGCCCGGCGGCGTCAACGAGGCACAGCCTTTGGTCAATCCCAACATCAAGGGCATGAATGCACAGAGTGTCTATCGACCACGCGACGCGTCGCAGGTGGCACCACGTAATCCGTACCAAAGAGACGTCAGTGACTTTCGCTGGTTGACTAGATGAACGGGTGGCGAATACCTATGATTGCAGAAGGATGCCCATGACGACCCAAACTCCCAAGATCGGCCTACTGAGACTGCGGCACCTGATCAACGAAGAGACCTCGCAGGTCACTGAAGCCGTCGACCACGCCAGCGCCGCGGCCATCGTCGGCGGTGCCTCGAACCTGTTGAAGGCGATCGAGAAGTTCAAGGAGAAGGCGTCGCCTGCCGCCGTCAATGCGCTGACGCCGCACTTGGGCAACATTGAGAAGGTGCTGGAGGACATGGTCAATACCCCGGGCTCCTACGTCGCCAGGGTCAAGGTGGAGCCCAAGAAGGTGTCGCTAAAGGCCGTGAAGAAGGAAGGTGCCTTGAAGGAGGCCACGGGCGGCGACGGCAAGCTCGAGAAGGTAACGGAGCAGAACTGGCAGCACCTCGAAGTGGGCAACACCTACCTCGTCAAGGCGGGTCGAGACCGCACGCAGAGCAACTTCGTGGGTTGGGTCGACAAGAACGGCGAGCACACCGACAACGAGGATCCGACGCAGGTTGACCTGAAGTTCGTCGACGTCAAGGATGGCTTCGAGTGGACGGCTTACCACCACGACGGGGGCTATGCGGTGGGTTCAAGTGCGGATGCGCTGTACGTGAAGGAGACGGATCAATATGATGGGCTCGGCGAGGTGGTGCCGTGATTCGTGTCAGCGTTGAGCGGTTGAGGCGATTGATCAAGGAAGAGATTGAGGATCACCCTAAGATTATGACGCTGGCACAGGTGAAGCAGCAGTTTCCTGACGCATACAAGTACCTGTTGAATGGTGACATGCAGGACCTCAATGGTCGTGACATCAAGACACCCAAACATCTGCAGCACTACATGGACGCCTGTGACTCCTACTTCTTCATTGACGGTACGGGTCAACTTCACATGAAGGATGCCTATGAACACGAGGTCTGGGATCCTGAGAAGAAGATGTTTTGGTGGCCGCAGGCGTGACGTTTGTGATGTAGGATCGAACGAAGGGAGCTCTCTCTTGACTAGAGGGGCACAGAAGAATGGCGAAACGCGAACCTAGAAGCCTCTTTAGAAGGTTAAGTCGACTTTTCAAGAGTGGCCCAGTCGTGAAGAGGAAGATACGTGCCCTCGACACGAGCATTGCTGTCGCCGATAAGACGAAGAGCTCGGGTACCCTGCTCTTTCAGAAGTCGTTGTCTCCCACGTATGCGACGATCACGAGCAACGCATACAATCTCTCGGAACGATTAATGAGGTATCAAGATTTTCAAGAGATGGAATATAGTGTTGACGGTGCGACCTTGATTGCCCAACCTGATGGGTTCAAGACAATCGCCGAGTTGGCTGCGGAGTGTGAAGCAGATCCCAACAAGACGTTCATCGTTTACTCTTATGACCATGAGCAGAAGCGCATTGTACCTGCATGGGGTAAGCAGGCGCGCCAAACGTGTGTTGACCATGCGTGGAAGGTGACGTTCGATAACGGCAAGTCGCTGACGTTGAGCCCCGAACACCGCTTGATGTTGCGCGATGGTACGTATCGCAAGACTGAGGACTTACAGCCTGGCGATGCGATGATGCCATTCTACCGCAAGGATCTGTTTGCGAACGCAGAAGAGGGCACTAAGGGGTACTCGTGGGTCTACACGATGGATGGACGTTTTCGCGGGTGGACGAAGGAACACCAGCTGGTATCTGAGTGGGTGGCCGGACGAGAGTTGACTGAGGATGAGTGCGTTCACCACATCAACTTCGTCAAGACCGACAACAGGCCTGAGAACTTGCGTATCATGACGAAGAGCGACCACAGCTCGTACCATGCAGCGCTCAACAATGGGGTGAAGTGGGCGCCAGAGAATCAAGAATGGATCGAAAGGTTCAAAAAACAGCACGCAGAGTGGATGCGTAACAATGCACCATCGCGCCGCAACGATGTCACGTTCTCTAGAATCATTCAGATCGCTGAGAAGGTTGGCTTCGACATCACCAAAGTGTCCAGGGCCCTTAATGTCACTACGTTCTTGGTTCATGAGCGGCTCACTGCCAATGGGTTTCCTACGTTCGAAGCGTTTACAGCGGCATATGGTCACGGTATACCTGAGGTTGTCATTCATCAGGCCTCAAAGCTAACGCGTGAACTGTCGCTTGACACGATCAAACACTTGATTGTTGAGGCAGACACCAAACGTTCGATGGCGGTGAAGTTAGGTTGTACCGTCAATGTCCTCGATAAGTTCCTCAATCGGCGCATTAATCGAACGTGGAATGATGTGAGGAAGGAATGTGGGTTGACTACCTACAAACAAATTCGTCAAGGAGGTCGTCCCAAGGGTTCAAACGGCAGCGATCTCACGTTCAAACAGATCTGTGATGCTTTCGAACCAGGCCTCACCTTGCCACGTCTGACTGAAAAGCTAGGTGTCAACAAGAATACGATTATCTCTCGCCTTGCGCAGAACGGCTTCAAGAAGTTTAGTGAGTTCGGCGCATCTTACCAGAACTGCAAGGTCGTTTCTGTCGAGTACGTCGGCATCATTCCCCTCTATGACCTCACAGTCGATGGTTACAAGAACTTTGCAACCGACAGCGTCATCTCACACAACACCCCTGAGATCGCTGCCGCGATGGACATCTATGCCGATGAGACCGTCGCCGCAGATGAGAAGGGCATGTGCCTCCACGTCTACTCCGACAATGAGAAGATCAAGGAGCTGCTCGAGGACCTCTTCTACAACGTCCTCAACATTGAATTCAACTTGCGCTCGTGGGCTCGTAACCTCTGCAAGTACGGCGACTTCTTCCTCTACAATGACGTGTCGCCCGAGTACGGCGTCGTCAACGCTTTCCCGATCCCGGTCAACGAGGTCGAGCGCGAAGAGAACTATGACCGTGAAGATCCCTTCGCCGTCCGTTATCGTTGGGTGACGTTGGGCAACAGGACGCTCGAAAATTGGGAGGTGACCCACTTCCGCTTGTTGGGCAATGACATGTTCCTCCCATATGGCTCGTCGATCATTGAGCCCGCGCGCCGCATCTGGCGCCAGCTCATCCTGATCGAGGACGCCATGTTGGTCTACCGCGTCGTGCGTGCCCCCGAGCGCCGCGTTTTCTACATTGACGTGGCCAACGTGCCCGCGACTGAAGTCAACAATTACATCGAACAGCAACGTCAACAGATGAGGACGACGCCGGTCGTTGACAACCAAACTGGCCGCGTCGACCTACGCTATAATCCGATGTCCGTTGAGGAGGACTTTTTCATCCCGGTGCGTGGTGGCGAGAGCGGCACTAAGATCGACACGTTGGCGGGTGGTGTCAACACTGCCGCAGTTGAGGACGTCGCCTACATTCAGAAGAAGCTGTTCGCTGCACTGAAGATCCCGCGGGCCTACTTGGGCTACGATGAGATGTTGAGCAGCAAGGCGACGCTGGCACAGGAGGACATTCGGTTCTCCCGCACCATCTCCGTCATTCAGAAGACGATGATGGCCGAGCTCAATAAGTTGGCCATCATTCACCTGTACGCTCATGGCTTTGACAATGAGGACCTGCAGAACTTCACCCTACGCCTCAGCAATCCGTCGACCGTCGCTCAACAGCAGAAGTTGGAGCTGTGGCGCGCCAAGTTTGAAATTGCGGGTTCGGCCCCCGAGGGTATGGCCAGCAAGAAGTTCATTCGCAAGGAGATCTGGGGATTGAACGACGAGCAGATGGAGGCCATCGACGAGGAACGGTTGGCTGAAAAGAAGATCGATGATGCCATCGAGGCAGGTGAGGGTGCTGACGACGGTGGAGGCGGGGGTGCAGGTGGAGGCGGGGGTGACGATGACCTCTTTGGAGACGCCGGCGCTGGTGGTGGCGATGAAGGTGGCGGCGCCGAAGAAGCAGGTGGTGGCGAAGAGAAGGCTCCACCTGAAGAGAATGCGGGTGAAGAACCCGAAGAAGAGGTTGAGCCCGGCGCTCAATTGTTGACCAGCGGCGACGACAATGACAATGAGTCATTCGCATTGAAGTTGGGTGACAGCGATGATAGCAAACCCATCAAGCCCAAGTCGCAGCTCCAAAAGGCCCTCTATAACAACAGTCGCCACCGCAACCACGGTGCCAGCAAGACGCACATGCCTGACTTTCAGAAGATGACGTCGAATGACAATCCCGCGATGGAAGATCCCTACGACAATGATTGGTTGAAGTCAGTCGTGACGAATCCATTCGCTGAGGGTAGTTCGCCTCCCATCGGGCGCCGGACGAGACTGTCTGCTGACATTATGTCAACAATGAGGAGAATGACAGCTAAGTTCACTGCCGATGGTGAGGTTACTCGAGCTACGTTGAATGAGGGCCGTGATGTGCAGGATGAGATCGATGGAGGAGGTCAATCCATGTTCGATCTTGACATTGATGCTGACGTTACGCCGAGTCGCGGTCAGCTCAACGAGAGCGCAGTACTTATTGGTGATCCCACCGGGGAGGACGACGAATGAAGCCTAGGTCAAATTCACACAACAAACGCCGAAATACCGGGCTCCTCTACGAGTTTTTGGTCTACAGCATCTCGCGTGCGTTGGTTGAGAACAACACCAAACGCTCGAACGTGGCACTCAAGGTGATTCGTCGGCACTTTAAGCCGGGCTGTGAGCTGTACCGAGAATTTCGTCTCATCAACTCTCTGCTCAGGACGACGGTGTCGAGCGAGGCCATTGCCGCGTCGATCATTCAAGAAGCCAAGCTTGCAGCTCGTTCGCACGATGTTGCAAAGCTCGATCGTGAAAAGTCCGTATTGATCAACACCATCAATCGCGCGATCAACGATAGCGACTTCTACGATCACCAGGTCAATGAGTACAAGATGTATGCAACGGTACAGACGCTGTTGAACGACTGGCGTGTTGCCGACAGTGACCTAGGTAGGGTCGCTCAGTATGAGGATCAATTGTTGAAGTGGTTGGTGACTGAGAAGGCAACGCCCGTCGACACCGTGGTCTCAGATGACAGTCCCGGGCACAGTCGATTGTTGATGAAGATGATGATGAAGCGCCTCAATGAGAAGTACGCTCACGCGCTCAGCGATACTCAAAAGCAACTGCTCCGTGCCTACGCCTTCTCGACGGCCAACGACGATCCTGCCTCAATCAAGCTCAAACTTCAGGAAGTCCGCCAGGGACTGGTCATGGAGATTGAGCTCTATCAACGCAATAATCCAGACGACGTTCACATCAACAAGAAGCTCGAAGAAGTCTACAATCACCTCGCGGGTGAGACGTTCGACGTGGTTGATGATGATGCGGTGACGCGGTTCATGCTGTACACCAAGCTCAGCACTGAACTCACTTCGGAGGGAACATGACTAATACAGCCAACTTGAGGCGCCTTGAGAGTTACGACGTCTTTGACTATAAAGTAGTCACTGAAGACGTACCGGCTCGGATCACTGAGGACACCAAGGGCAACAAGGTCGAAGTGCCGGCGACCAAGAAGATCATGATGAAGGGTATCCTGCAGAAGGCAGACACTCTCAACCAGAACGGCAGGATTTACCCGCTCGCGATTCTCGATCGTGAGTGCCGCAACTATCAGAAGTTCATTCTCGAGAACCGTGCCACCGGTGAGCTCGATCACCCCGACAGCTCCGTCATCAACTTGAAGAACGTTTCGCACATCGTGCGCGAGGCCTACATCGAGAACGGCACTGTCTTGGGCACCATTGAAGTCCTTGACAAAACGCCGTCGGGCGCCATTCTCAAAGGGTTGGTGGATTCAGGCGTCAAGATCGGCATCTCCAGCCGCGGCGTGGGTTCAACGCGGAAGCAGGGCGAGTACCAAGTCGTCCAGGACGATTTTCAGCTGATCTGCTGGGACGTTGTGAGCGAACCGTCAACGCCTCAAGCATTCATGATTCCCGAAGGAAAAGAGATCACGTCTGCCGAATTGAAGCAGCTCTTCAGCAAGTCAGATCGGATTGACCGCGTCTTGAACGAGATTTTGTTGCGTGGCGTGCCAACCAAGGATGTGAGGTGATCAGTGCCCCTAGGAACTCCCCCTGCCGGATTTAGTTTCTCGCCCGAGTACCAGTCGGCGGCTTTACCGTGGGTGACGTCATCGCTCGCGACGAGTGGTTCGGCAGAGATTGACTTTCCGTTCATCACCCGGTTCATTGCCATCACCAACTCGTCGACTAGCTCGCTGTCGTTGGCCTTCAGTCTCAATGGCAGCAATGGTAACAACAAGATCCTCATCCCCGGCAACACCTACGTCAATCTGGAGTACCGCGTGGCCAGCGTGTGGATCAGGGCTGAGGCGTCGGGTTCTCTACAGTACAGCATTGCCGCCGGTCTGACGACGATCCCCGCCAACAGCATGCCGTCGTTGTCAGGTAGCGCCGGGTGGTCCGGCGTGGGCTAATGCTTGACATCGTCAAGTACCCAAATTCTGCGCTCGCACAAGCTTGTCGTTCGGTCACCCAATTCGATGCCGCGTTGATCGCGTTCGTCGAACAGATGACCGAGGCGATGTACACCTTTCATGGAGTGGGGCTAGCAGCACCCCAAGTTGGTGTCACCGAGTGCATCACGTTAATTGATCCATCAGCGGGTGATGCAACCAACCAATTGCAGGTGCTGATCAATCCAAGGGTCACCTGGCGGTCGCCTGAAGTAGAGATGGTAGAAGAAGGTTGTCTGTCGTTGCCTGGTGTGCGCCTGAAGGTCATGCGAGCACGTGCCATCGATGTTGAGTACTTTGATTTGGCAGGTGCTGCAAAGAACGTGCGGTTTGCGGGCCTGCCGTCACAGATTGTGCAGCACGAGGTCGATCACATCAATGGCATTACGGTGTTAGACCGGGTCCAGCCGTTAGCACGGACCATGGCCCTTAAGATCCTACGTGGGAACAGGTGAATTGAACATGGCGCTATCTAGGAGTGAATTGAAGTCGGTCATCAAAGAACTGTTGGTTGAGATCCTCAGCGAGGGCTTGGGTAATGTGCAATCGATTGCACCGGGTCCTCGTGCGGCAGCATCGCCCATCGGTGAAGCTCGCCGTCGTGTGGCTCCAACCAACGTCAAGCGTGCTTTTGATCCGCGCCTTGATACTCCCCTACGTGGTCGGGCTCCGCAAGTGTCAGCGACAATGCAGGAGACGATCAAACGAGAGTCGGGGGGTAATCCGATCATGGCTGACATCTTTAAGGACACCGCGATGACGACGCTGCCGACGATGCAGGCGCACGGTGACACCGGAGCGTCCGCGGGCTCGGCACCGATGTTGCAAGAACAGTTCAATGGTAACCCTGAAGACGTCTTTGGTGAGGAGACGGCGGGTCGTTGGGCCAACTTGGCCTTCGCCGTCGTCAAGAAGCCAGCGTAAAATCATCGATGGGCATATTTAGCTGCATACCACGGAAAGGTGCTAGCAATGAAGACGAACGTTAAGTCGGTCAAATTGACCCCTGCCCTGCTCAAGCGAATCATTGAGGAGGAAGTCGGCAAATTCGGTCCTCCGGAGGATGTCGAGAAGAAAGCTGACGACACCAAAGAGACCGACGCAGATGAGTTTGCCGATTCTCTCGACAAGCACATTGACTTCATGAAGGCGCTCAAGATTGAAGAAGGGCGCTTGGTCAAGCGACTGGCACGAGTGCAAGAAGCCCGCAAGCGCGCGCAAAAAGCTCTCATTGCTCGGGTCTGATCTGAGAAGAGGGTGATGTCATGGGTGTGTTAGGAAGGTACACGAGTTACGTTGGCGGCGGTGCAGCCACTGTTGCACACGCGCTGCTCTCTAAGTTGTTTCCTGGTGGGCCCCTCGCCACGCAGGTTGCCAACGGTGATGAGAAGGGCGCGCAAGCGCTAGCACAGGCCTCGGCGACGGCCAAGGTTACCAACGGCGTTGGGGGTCTTCAACCCACCGGTGGCGTGCAGGCCGGTGACCTCGGCATGTTCCCGTCGGGCGTTGACTTGTCGTTCAACTACAACATCGGCAATCCTCCCAACTCTTCACCCGACGTCAGCACCGTCAAGTGGACGAAGGCCGGCGACCCCGCCAACCCGTACACCCCTGACATCACTTCGCCTGGGCCGGGTCGCACAGACGGCGTTGACAAAGACGTCGATCCCAAGATTGCAGCGGCTGACATCAATCCTGCACCCAGCGTTGCTGATGTCCGTGATCCGACGACCGATGGCCCGGCAGTTTCACAGAACAACACCATTGGCGTGCCACAGAAACTCGGTGATTCGGGCGGCAACGTCTGATCTTGTGAATTTGTGCTGATCGTCCGATACTTACTCTCAAGGTTCGTGGAGAAAGCATGAGCAAGCAATTGTTCGAAGAAGCACTGGCAGATGTCAAGCAGGTCAAACAAGTGGCCGAAGACAGTGCTAAGCGCGCGATCCTCGATGCTGTCACTCCTCGGATCCGTGACTTCATCGATCAGGCGCTGTTGCGCGAAGAGGCGATGCCGGGCATGCCCGGTTCGAACCTTGAAATTCTCGATGATGGTGGTGATGAGTCGTTTGAGTTTGAAGCCCCCAAGGGAGCTCCTCCCGGCGAAATCACCGCGGCAATCACCCCGCCCGATGCCGAAGGCAAGGTCACGCTTGACCTTGATGCCATCTGCAGTGGTGGCGACCTTGCATCAACGGGCCCCGGCGCGGTGGTGCCTCCTCCCATGTTCGGAGAGCCGGTGATTGAACCGACTGAAGAGTATGAGATCAGCCTAGAATCACTCAATGCACTGCAACCCTTGATCAAGGCCGCACGCACGGGGCGCAGCATCATGCAACCCAAGGATGTGTCGGCCATCATCGGTCGCGTCGTCGAGCACGTGCAATTGTTGGGCAAGGCCAGCGGTAAGGTCAAGGCCACTAATTCATACGGCGTTCAAATCGCCCAGATGATTTCACACGTGGAAGATATGTATGACTACGTGCAAGAGTCGGTCACCGACGCTACAAGCAAAAACGCATACGAAACTACGCTCGAGACTACATTCAGTACGCTCACCAAACTTCAGGAGTCAACGACAATGTCGAAAAAGGCACAACACAAGGGTCAGATGAACGAAGCGGATCTTACGCTGAAACTGACTGGTCTGCCCGACGATGTCGAGGACAATCTTGATAGCGTGGGCGTCGATCTCATCACCGGTGAAGAAGACGGTGAAGAGGGCGCAGAAGGCCTCGAAGGCGGCGAAACTGACGATCTGGGCGACCTCGACCTAGACGGCGGACAAGGATCACAAGAGGGTGAGGACAATCAGATGGAGAATCGCAGGTTGAGCGACGACACGATCGTCGAGATCGATGAAAACATGCTCCGCCGCGAGATCGCTCGGATGCGCTCGCTCCGTGAGGAGACGAAACCGGCTTCGTGGGGCGATGGCTCCGGCGACGCCAAAATCCTCAAGAACTTCGGTGGAGGCAAGGATGAGGGTGATCCTCTCGATCAGGACATCGTTGACCTGTCCCCGGCCAAGGGCTCTCGCCCGAAGGGTGATAACCCGCCCGCCAACCACAATCGCAACCTGAAGACCGAGCAGGACGATCAGGACATGGACGAGGGTCAGGACCAGATGGACGAGTCCGATGATCAGATGGACGAGTCCGATGATCAGATGGACGAGGCAACTTACGAGCCCGATAACCATGACATGTCTGTCGATGAGAGCGATGACCTCGATCAACTGCAGAATCGCCGCAAGGAAGACGAGTACGGCGCCGACGTGCAGGACGGTCATGCGACGGCCACGTGGGACAAGCGTCGCCACGAAGCGCTCCGCCGCCTCAACTTCGAGAAGAAGCTGCAGGAACGCGCTCAGTCACGTGCTTCGGCCCTCAAGAAGGAAGCCGCACGTGCCAAGTCGGCCCGCAACAACAAGCGCCTCGCCGAAGTGCGCCAGGAGTATGCAACGGTTGCCAAGCGGTTCAACGAATCGCTCGCCCGTAGCACCAAGATGTCGAAGCTGGCGGCCATGGCCACCAAGAAGCTTCAAGAGGCTCGTCGCTCGAATAGCGCAGCCGCCCGGCCCACGGAGAGCAAGGCCGAAGTGATCCTCCGTAACAAGTTGGCAGAAACGAATCTGTTCAACGCGAAGCTTCTCTTCACCAACAAGCTCCTGCAGAACGACCAGCTGACGACCCGCCAAAAGGCGCAAGTCATCAAGCAGCTCGACGAGGCAGCGACGGTGCGAGAGGCCAAGCTCATCTACACGAGCCTTGCCAAGACCTTGGCGGGTTCAACGAAGTCGCTCAGCGAAGGCCAAGACCGTCAGGTGTTGGGTTCCGCAGGTAGGGTGACTCGCCCGGCATCTACGCCGACCCTCAATGAGGGCGTCGAGACCGAGCGATGGGCTACGCTGGCCGGCATTACCAAGAGGTAAGTGACAGCGTCGCAGAACAACACGACTCGAACCAACTAGTTACAGATCACAGGAGACAATCAGATGAAGTTCTTCAGCATGGAACAGCTTGCCGCCGGTATTAAAGACCGGCACGTCGGCGCCGAGCGCGCCCGACTGGTAGAGAAGTGGAGCCGCACCGGCCTGCTTCGTGGCCTCGATGGCCAGCGCCGAGAGATGATGGCGCAGCTCCTGGAGAACCAGGCAGCGCAGGTCCTCCGCGAGGTCGGTAACTCGATCTCGACGGGTGGCGGTAACATGTCCAACTCGGGACAGATCTCCGGCTTCACCAACATCGCCTTCCCGATCGTCCGCCGCGTCTTCGGTGGCCTCGTCGCCAATGAGCTGGTGTCGATCCAGCCGATGAGCCTGCCGTCCGGCCTGATCTTCTACCTCGACTACACTTACGGCACCAACGTCGGTGGCGAGGGCACGTCGACGGCGGCGACCTACGCTTCCGGACAGTCGATCTATAACAACCCAACCGGCAAGGGTGTCCAGTCAGGATCGCTGGCGACGGGCGGCATGTACGACCTCGTCAACGTGGGCTTCAGCAAGGTGCACCAGTCGGCGTGGATCGGCGGCGCAGCTAGCCCCTACAACACCGGTTCTAGCGGCCAGGTCGGCGCGTGGAACAACCTCAACGGTACCTTCATGCCGGGTGGCCTCATCTCGGCAATGTCGGGCGTCAATGGCCAGCTCTGCAACTTCGACCCGCAGCTCGATGTCGACATGCAGTCGGGCCTGCTCAACGCCGTCTTCCTGTACCTCAACGTTGCCGACATGCAGTCGAGCGTTGCGAACGGTGACTTCTTGGCCGTCGAACAGGTCGCGGTCTTCGCGCTCAGCGGTACTGTTGTCAACAACGGCCTCACCGCCTGGAGCCAATCGTACCAGTCGGGTAACGGCGTCCTCAACCTTCGCCGCCTCAACAAGCGCGGTAACCTCGCCAGCTCCAGCTTCACGCTGAACCCGCTGGCAGGCACCCAAGTCCAGTGCGTCCTCCAGACGCCGGCGTTCGGTAACACGTGGCAGGGTGCTTCGGCGGCTACCACCGCCAACGGCGCGTTGCTTCGCTTCGATGCAGCGTCGAACGTTCGCTTCTCGATGACGATCGCAGACGGCCTGACGACTGACCGCAGCGGCGACGGCGCCACGCTGGTCATCCCGTCGTTCGAGTCGGACTTCGGCGTCAACCCGTCGCCCGCCATCCCCGAGATTGACATCAAGATTGAGTCGATCTCCATCACCGCGACGACCCGCAAGCTCCGTGCTCGCTGGTCTCCCGAGCTCGCACAGGACCTCAATGCGTACCACTCGATGGACGCTGAGGTTGAGTTGACGAGCATCCTGTCGGAGCAGATCGCTCTCGAAATTGACCGAGAGATCTTGAACGACCTCGTCACCGAAGCCAACGGCGCCAACATGTACTGGAGCCGTGCACCGGGCAAGTTCGTCAACAAGCTGACGGGCATCAACTCGACGCTGGCGACCAACTTGTCGATCGGGCCGCAGTTCACCGGCACCGTTCGCGAGTGGTACGAGACGCTGGTCGAGACCTGCATCGACTGCGCCAACACCATTCACCGCAAGACGCTCCGTGGCTCGGCCAACTTCATGGTCACCAGCCCCGACGTGTCGACCATCTTCGAGTCATCGGTGCTCTACAAGCCGAAGTACTCGATCGACGGCGAAGGTCAAGTCGGATCGCCCTTCACCATCGGCGCGGAGGCCATTGGCACCCTGTCGAATCGCTTCACGGTGTACAAGGATCCCTACTTCCCCCGTAACCGCATCCTGATCGGCTACAAGGGCGGCAGCTACCTTGAGACCGGGTACGTGTACTCTCCGTACGTGCCCCTCATCGTGACGCCGACCATCTTCGCCCCCGAAGACTTCACACCGAGGAAAGGCGTAATGACGCGGTACGGTAAGAAGATGGTGCGCACCGACTTCTACGGCACCGTCACCGTGCTCGACATGAACATCATCTAAGTTCAATGATATCAACCACTTAGGTGGTTGTAGATGAGGTTGAGAGGCTACTCGAAAGAGTGGCCTTTCGCCGTTAAGCCTTTACAGGTATTCGCCAGAGGGATACTTATTGACATGCCCGCATCCAGAGCACTACGCAACGAGATGGAACGCTTGGGCCTTGACCACACCAAGGCCTATACGCAGCACCAATTGAATGAGGCCTACGCCGCTCACCAGGCGGCGCAGCTTGCGCTGCAGGTGGTGCCCGTCGCAGAGCCTGTTGGTGGATCGTTCCCGGAGACAGCAACTGTCGCACCGTTGACCAGCGACGCCACGGTTAAAGAGACTGTACTTGAGCCCGTCACTCCTTCCCCCACCGCCGCCCCTGATCAATCCTTGACTGACGTGGAGCAGCAACCTGCCGCCGCCCCGCCGGTGCTTGTGGAGACTGCTACCGAAGCAGGATTACGCGTCGACGCGGCTCCTGTGACCGATGCTGTGGCGCTGGGCACCGACAGCCAGACGTCGCACACTGACGAGCTAGCCGTCGCGGCACCCGATGCCGCTGATGTGCCCGCTGCCGCCTCAAGCAAGAAGGGTAAGAAAAACGTCGCAAAGAAGTCTGACTGACACCTTTACTTGTCACACGGGCTACATACTTAGTTACAACGGAGAACTGACATGAGCGTAATCGTCGATAGTAGAGGAGTTGTCGAAGCGGGTGATGGGCAAGGCAACCTGACGGTCGCCGGCGCGACGGTCACCAACATTAGCTACATGACGGCACAACCGCTGGTCGGTTCGGCCTCCTTCGGCGCCCCGGCGCTGTCGCCCGGTGGCCTACCCGGTCTCACCGCCATCCCAGCACCGGGCTTTTTCGCCGTTCCAGTGTCTGGTTCGGGCGGCCCCAGCGGCAAGGGTGCCGGCGGCTTCACGGGTTCACTGCCCTCTCCGGCGACCTACCCAGGCGGCGAAATTCTCATCACTGACACCCTCGGTCAGTTCGCCTACCTCATCACCGGCTCCATTTCGGTGATGTCGAGCTTGACGGGTTCGTCAGGCGGCGGCACCGGCGCAGGTCTCGCCAACGCGGTCAGCGTCAACGGCACCAAGTTGACGGTCTCCCCCGGTGGTACCGTCGGCTTCTGGTCGGACAGCAAGGGTTGGCTGGTCTGCGCAGTGTCGGGTACCCTGATCCTGAACGCGTAATTCACGTCCTTCTCTCGGCACACTGTTGGCCCGCGGAAAGCGGGCCGTGCCGTTTAAGGCCGCCCACAGAATAATCGTGATCTGCGTGTTGTAGTTCAATGGGTCAGTTAATTGGGTCTTGTGCAGATGGTTTGTTCTTCGGCAGAATGTCTGTCTCAGACACTTGTACACTCCTACTCACGGGTGTAGTGTATGTTTGACGGCACAGAACAAGGCCGACAGGAGAGTATAGATCATGAGCAGGAAGAACCGTAAGGTCATTGCGACCAACAAGAACGCGCACATCATCAGCCGCACCGATCGGACTGGCAAGGTTCGTACCGAGACCAGCCGCCGCGATGAGGGTGAGCTCGACGTGGCAATTTCGACCGATTGGAACAACAACGCGACGCGCGTCTTCATCGACGCAACTGGTCGTGCCGATGGCCACAACCGTGGCTACGCCGATCTCACGCTCAACGGCCGACAGGCACGGATGTTGTTCTTGGCGCTGTCGAAGCACTTCGGCGTCACCGGCAAGTACTAGCATCGAGTGAACACGAGTTCACAATAGTGTAGGATTGGGCGAGGTTCCTTATGGGGGCCTCGCCCTTTTCACATCAGGAGATCACATGAAACTCACCCTCAACGCACAAGAATTGTTGGCGCTGTACGACCTGCTCGAAGCGACGAGGCCGCGGCTTGCTATCGAGACCGATCAGGGGTCGCCCGACTTTCAGCTCCATCAATTACAGAAGCGTATCAGGTTGTGCATCATCGCCGCCTTGCGGGCCCACGGCACCGATCCGGTCGACGCGTTCCTGGCCCGTGAACAGGCCAAGATTGACGGCCTGATCGGGCAACCTATCGATGTCAAGGGTCATGCGACCTCCAATGTCTTCACCAATCTCGACGATGAGGCACAAGAATCGATCAGCGACAAATCGCAAGATCGAAACGATCCATCATTTCACCCATGCTTCCGGTGAGTGTACCAATCATCGCAGGTGTGGTACTTATAGATGTACGGGGATGAAAGGTTTCGACACGGCGAAGACTTGGTGCGAAGCAGGCCAGGGGCGACCAGGTGCCCTGACAAACACGTGGTCACGTTTGATCGCCAACGATAACGGCATCGCTGATTACGCTCTCGTGGCGTAACCAACGGGTTCCCAACGACCTAGGAACAGAATGTTGGGCGCGCTGACACGTCGTCAGCAAAAACGTCTACCTCCCGACGTGATTGGGAGCACGCCAAAGCTCGTGAGTGAGGTGCGTGTAAGAAGTGTCCTAACCCACTAGTCCCGCCCGAGGACGATCAAGTAGATGGGCTAAACCTGTAGAATCGCACCGAAGACGCGTCGTGGACCCGGGATCATTCCCCGGCATCTCCACGAATTCCAACGATAGAAAGACACAGATGAGCACCAAGATCGCCGATCGGCGTCGAGCCAACGGCAGTAGCCTCGATGGGCGCGCCCTGACCAATCGAGTTGCACTTGAAGTCAAGGGCATGCCGCTTGCACAGGCCTTCGCCACCGTACGAGCAGCCGGCTATCAGTTGCTGATCGCCAAGCACGACGGGGTGCCTCGCCCATCGGAAGTTGATCACCTCGACGACCGCATCGTCGTCAACGTGGTGCAGGGGCTGATCACTGATAGTTGGGCCGGGTAAACTCTGTAGTATACCAGTCGCCCCGTACCAAGTAGAATTGTCACATGTCAGCACAGACCGAACGCCTCATTGAGGACATCAAGGCCGTTGAACAGCAGCTCGCCAAACGTTTGGCCGAAGGCATCAAGGATGCTTCCGACACGACGATCGACGTGCTCAACAAGCGCCTGTTGGAGTTGCAACACCAATTGACCCACGCCAATCAGAACCTCCACGAAGGCCTGCGCATCCTCAAGAGTTGAGCGTGACGCTACCTGATCAATCGTGGGATGCCCAGTTCGCTGACTTTTTGTCGCGTGTTGTGGCCGCGCGTGTCGCCGGTACAGACATGGCAACGCTACGACTTGAATACGCACAGTTGTTGGCAACGGCGCCTCCCGGCAAGAAACAAGCACTCAATCTCAAGGAGCTCACCTGATGGCAACAACACCTAACGCACCCCAACGCATTGACCTCTACCAACCCATCATGGCGACGAGATCAGGCCCTCAACCGCTAGCACTCCGCGTCGGCGTTGCTAATACCACGTCGATCAGCGAGGGGGTGCCTTCGGGTCCCATCCGCGTTGAGACCTACGTGCTGTTGAGCGCGCTGCCTGAGGATCTCCGCCGCCGCGTTGAGCTGGCCGTCCAAGTGCTGTTGGCCGGGCGCTGATCGATCACCACGCACCACGCGTGGTAAGATCGAAGGATGAGCGCACACGGCTACATCCCGCTGGTCAAGCAGTACATCCATCAACGTCTTCCCAAGGAACACGTCCCTGCCTTACTTGAGGTCGGTGTCGATCGCGGGGTGATGTGGTTGACGTTGCTGACCTTCTTGGCCCGCACTCGCCAACAGTTCATCGCTGTCGGTGTCGACGTGTTGGTGCAAGAGCAGGTGCAGCTGATGCTGGCCCACCTCGACCGCGCCGAGCAACAGCAGGCCTACCTCATCGAGGGCAACAGTCTCGAAGTGCTGCCCAAGATGGTCGAACAAGGCATGAAGTTCGACGTGTTGTTGCTCGACGGCGACCACAACTATCACACGGTGTCGCAGGAGCTAACACACCTTGAAGCGCTGACGCACCCGCATGCGATCGTGATAGTTGATGACGTATTCGGCCGCTGGAGTGAGAGGGACCTTTTTTACGCTGAACGAGAAGGGTATGAGAACATCAAGACTGCTACTCAACGCGTTGACACTGAGAAACATGGCGTGAAAGTAGCAGTTGATGAATGGATCGAGATGAATCCTAATTGGCAACTATCACAGCCCATTGCGGGTGAAGCGGTATTGTTGATGAGAAAGCATGCGTGACAGGTCATCACGTCACTGCTGAAGATTTGCAACGTCGTGTTCAAGACGTACACGGTGGCATTGTTTTGCTCATCGAAAACACTTACGTTAACATGGGTACCAAGGCGGAATTCATTGACGTTGATCATGGGTCATGGTGGACTAAACCTGGGAATGTCATTCACAGGCGTAGCAGACATCCTGCTCGATCAGGTAATATTGAACGGTGCAGAGCTAACTCGTTGGTACTAGCTAGTCGACCCGCTGAAGAACGCAGACACACTGACGTTGATGAAGTCAAGGAACGTCTCGTATCAACGCATGGAGGTTCATTGCGCCTAGATGATACCTACGTGAACATGGGTACTAAAGCCAGATTCATTGATAGCGAATTCGGTGAATGTTGGCTTGATCCACACTCCGTCTTGACAAAGAACAAGCAACATCCTGACCGCGCAAAACGTGACAAGCGCATCAAACTCACAACACCGATCACTACAATTGAGGCGCGTGTATATGAGAAGCATGGTGATGTTGTTGTGCTTGATAGTTCAACGTACGCCGGTGTCAATAGCAATGCTAGGTTCATTGATGTGGAGCATGGTGAATGGTGGGCAATTCCATCGAATGTGATGCGCGGAACCAGTCATCCAAAGCGCGCAGCCAAGAAGATCATGGCGGCTAGCTTTGGTGCAGCGTCAATCTCACATTGGTTAACTGGTGAGCTATGTGTTGCTCGTGGTAGCTATGAACGGGCGACACTTGCGTGGTTGAACACTAATCAGTATGATTATGACTGGCAGATCCCAATTACAACGCCCATCTTGACGCCCAAGGGAAAGCAATCGATCTACTACGTTGACTTGCTTATCAAAAGCGGTCAGTTTGCTAACACGTACGTTGAGATCAAAGGCACGTGGAACAGAAAGAATGGCCACATTGGCAAGGCGAAGTGGGAGTGGTTTCACGACGCCCATCCGAATTCGCAGTTATGGATGAAGGTTGAGTTGCTTGAAAGAGGCATTATCACGTGAAGCGGTGATGCTGTTGAAGAAGCACGTCTGACCGCCTGACCGCCGCCTACTTATGGTAGGAGAGGCGCTCAATGACACACAGACAAACCCGTGGGCGGGTGCTTGAAGACGCCTTTGGTGCTCCTCCACAATCACGTGGCAGCATGATGAACGTCGCCGGCAAGACCGACGATGAGCTCGAGCCCGGTGAGGAGTTGTTGACCGACGAGGGCGATGACTGCCCAGAACTCGCGGGTGACGGCATGGCGACGATGCGCGGACCTGTCTACCCGGAGGGCGTGGCGAGGATCAGCATGGGCCAGCTACGTTCTTTCGTACGCCGTGCGCTGGTTGGTTAGTTCCTCACCGATGCTGTTCGGCGTAGAGGTTAGGATCAGTTCAATAGCGAGCCTATTTATCGTGTTCCCGACAGGTCTTGCCGGGCGCTGCGTGCCTAGTTACTCTGCAGAGGTTTGACCTAAGTGACTGCGAACGTCGTCGTTGACACAGTGAGCATCAACTACCCGATCATGTCGGGTGCAGTGCAGATCACGGGTTCCGTCTCTCTCAATCCCGCACCCATCATCACTGCGAATACGGCGACGACGGGCACCTTGGGCCTTGCCGTCGGCAACGCGCCCTACGCACCGCTCTTCGTCACGGGTTCTGTTTCCCTAAATCCAGCGCCAGTCATCACTGCGAATACGGCGACGACGGGCACGGCCGGCCTGGCGGTGGGCAATGCACCCTATCAACCCATCTACGTCAGCGTCACCAGTTCGCTGCCTGTCACCGGGTCAGTCTTTGTCATCAATCCCACGACTGTCACGGTGCCGCAACCCCTGCAAGTCTGGAGTGAGGGAGCGGTAGGCATCAGCGGTTCGGTGTCAATTCTCGGTCAGGTCGGCGTCGACAACTTCCCAGCGACGCAGAACGTCAGTGGCTCGGTCACCGTGGGTGGCTATGCAGTCGGGGTGACCGGGTCGACCTACATCACCACGACGGGCTCTCTTCCTGTCGCTGTCGTCGGTACAGTCCCTGTCTCCGTCGCTGGTACCATCAACGTTGCCCAACAAGGGCAGATCGGCGTTGACAATTTCCCGGCGGTGCAAGCCGTCAGTGGTTCCGTCGCCCTGACCAATTGGCCGGTGACGATCGGTATTTCCGGCTCTGCACCCCTCCAAGTGTGGTCAGAGGGCAACTTGGGGGTCTCGGGCTCCGTCTCAGTGTTGGGCCAGGTCGGCGTCTACAACTTCCCGGCCACGCAGAACGTCTCGGGTACCGTCACTGTCGGGGGTTATGCCACCGGCGTTACCGGGTCGACCTACATCACCACGACGGGCTCTCTTCCCGTCGCCGTGGTGGGCACTGTTCCTGTTTCTGTCGCCGGCACCGTCAATGTCTCTCAACAAGGTCAGATCGGTGTTGACAACTTCCCGGCCACCCAGAATGTGTCGGGGACGGTGCAGGTTTGGTCTGCAGGCAACATCGGGGTATCAGGTTCTGTTTCAATCCTCGGTCAGGTCGGCGTCTACAACTTCCCAGCCACCCAGAACGTCAGCGGCACTGTCACTGTGGGTGGTTACTCTGTCGGCGTAACGGGGTCGACATACATCACCACGACTGGCTCTCTCCCCGTTACTGTCGTTGGGACAGTGCCGGTCAGCCTTACTTCACAGGTCCAAGTCAGCAACTTCCCGGCGACACAGGCAGTGTCGGGTGCGGTGGCACTGACGAATTGGCCATTGACGATCGCCGTCAGCGGTTCGCAGCTCACGGGTTCAACTTTCGCGGGTTCTCCTGTCGTCGCCGGCGGCGTCTACTTTGGTTCTGGCAACATCGGTTCGCTGCCGACCTATGTCAAGGCACTGCAGACCGACATCAGTGGCGCTCAATACATCACCACGACGGGTTCGTTGCCAGTCGCCGTGGTGGGCACTGTCCCGGTGTCACTGGCCTCTCAAGTCCAAGTCAGCAACTTCCCGGCGACCCAAAACGTCAGCGGGTCGATCACCGTCGGGGGCTACGGCGTCGGCGTCACCGGCTCTACCTATGTGACGACAACGGGCTCACTTGCGGTCGCGCCCGGCGACGGTGCTCAGTTCTCGGTCACGAACACTGCAGTTGCTCCTTTGTGGATCACTGGGTCGGTCAATATCTCGGGTGCGGCGTTCGTCCTCACCGCGTCAGTCTCTTCATCGATCAACATCGGGGCTGCGGTCGCGATCTCTAACTGGCCAGCCATTATTGGCGTCACTGCGTCGGCACCCATCCAAGTCTGGAGTGAGGGTAACGTCGGCGTGTCAGGATCGGTGTCGATCCTTGGGCAAGTGGGAGTTGACAACTTCCCAGCAACGCAGAATGTCTCGGGTTCGGTTGCACTGACCAACTGGCCCGCAACGATCGGAGTGTCGGGATCACAGCTCAGTGGCTCTACGTTCTCGGGCTTTCCTGTCGTCGCCGGCGGCGTCTACTTTGGCTCGGGCAACGTGGGCTCTCTACCAGTCTACGTCAAGGCGCTACAGACTGACATCTCGGGTGCCCAGTACATCACTACGACGGGTTCTCTGCCTGTCGCTGTCGTTGGTACCGTCCCGGTGTCGCTGGCATCTCAAGTCCAAGTCAGCAACTTCCCGGCCACACAGAACGTCTCAGGCACCGTCACCGTCACCACATCGGGTCCGCTTCAGATCTGGAGCGAAGGTGCAGTCGGCGTCACGGGGTCAGTGGCCCTCAGTAACTGGCCGGCGACGATCGGTATCTCAGGTTCTGCGCCAATTCAAGTGTGGTCGGAGGGCAACGTCGGGATCTCTGGCTCCGTCTCAGTATTGGGTCAGGTCGGCGTCTATAACTTCCCAGCGACTCAAGCGGTCTCTGGCACTGTCACTGTGGGTGGCTATTCTGTCGGGGTGACGGGTTCCACCTACATCACGACGACGGGTTCTCTCCCTGTCGCCGTGGTGGGTACGGTTCCAGTCTCCATTGCAGGTACCGTCAACACTTCGCAACAGGGTCAGATTCAGGTCAGTAACTTCCCAGCCACGCAAAACGTTAGCGGTACTGTCACTGTCACCACATCGGGCCCGCTGCAAGTCTGGAGCGAAGGGGCTACGGGGATCACCGGTTCCGTCGCTTTGACGAACTGGCCATTGACGATCGCCGTCAGCGGTTCACAGCTCACGGGCTCGACCTTTGCGGGGTCACCCCTCGTCGCCGGCGGCGTCTATTACGGCTCGGGCAACATCGGTTCACTACCGACCTACGTCAAAGCAATTCAGACCGACATCTCGGGTGCAGTCTACATCACTTCGACAGGATCTTTTCCCGTCGCTGTGGTGGGTACTGTCCCAGTTTCGTTGGCATCACAGGTCCAAGTCTCCAACTTCCCGGCGACGCAGAACGTGTCGGGAACTGTCACCGTCACCACTACTGGCCCAATCCAAGTCTGGAGTGAAGGGGCCACAGGCGTCACCGGTTCGGTTGCTTTGACCAACTGGCCAGCGACAATAGGAGTGTCAGGCTCCGTCTCTGTCCTCGGCCAGATCGGTGTCGACAACTTTCCAGCGACACAGAACGTTAGCGGCACAGTCACTGTCGGCGGTTACTCTGTTGGGGTCACCGGGTCTACATACATCACGACGACAGGTTCCCTTCCCGTCGCTGTCGTCGGCACCGTTCCTGTCTCGATCGCAGGCACTGTCAATACTTCGCAACAAGGGCAGATCCAGGTCAGCAATTTCCCGGCGACACAAGCCATCAGCGGTACCGTCGCTCTGTCGAACTGGCCGGCTGTCATCGGGGTGTCGGGTTCGCAGCTCACCGGCTCGACTTTTGCGGGTTCTCCTGTCGTCGCCGGCGGCGTTTACTTCGGTTCTGGCAACATTGGCTCTCTTCCGGTCTACGTCAAAGCGTTGCAGACTGACATCTCGGGTGCCCAGTACATTACCACGACGGGCTCTCTTCCAGTCGCCGTCGTCGGCACTGTCCCAGTTTCTCTGGCGTCGCAAGTCCAAGTCAGCAACTTCCCGGCGACACAGAACGTCAGCGGCACTGTCACTGTTACGACGACAGGCCCGCTACAGGTGTGGTCAGAGGGCAACGTCGGCGTCTCAGGCTCCGTCTCTGTCCTCGGCCAGATCGGCGTCTACAACTTCCCGGCAACGCAGAATGTCAGCGGTTCGATCACTGTCGGTGGCTATGGCGTCGGTGTCACAGGATCTACCTACATCACCACGACGGGCTCTCTCCCTGTTGCTGTCGTCGGTACAGTCCCAGTCTCCATTGCGGGAACCGTCAACACTTCGCAGCAAGGGCAGATCCAAGTCAGCAACTTCCCGGCAACTCAAAACGTGTCGGGGACTGTCACCGTCACCACGACTGGCCCACTTCAAGTCTGGAGTGAGGGAGCGGTAGGCGTCACTGGCTCCGTCGCTCTAACGAATTGGCCTGCAACGCTCGGCATCTCAGCATCTGCACCCATCCAAGTCTGGAGCGAGGGCAACGTCGGGGTCTCGGGCTCCGTCTCGGTGTTGGGTCAAGTCGGCGTCTACAACTTCCCTGCCACTCAGAACGTCTCAGGTTCAATCACGGTGGGTGGTTACGGTGTTGGGGTCACCGGTTCGACCTACATCACCACGACAGGTTCTTTGGCCGTCGCTCCCGGTGATGGTGCTACCTTCCCAGTGTCGATTGCATCGACTGTCAACGTTGCGCAACAAGGCCAGATTCAAGTCTCCAATTTCCCAGCGACGCAGAATGTCAGCGGTTCGATCACCGTCGGTGCGTGGGGTACCAACGTCACTGGCTCGATCACCGGCTCTGTCTTCGTCATCAATTCTCAACCAGTAACGTTCCCAGCCATCTTGCAGGTCTGGAGCGAAGGGGCTACGGGGGTCACGGGTTCGGTTGCTCTGACCAACTGGCCCGCAACGCTGGGTGTCTCGGGTTCGCAGCTAACTGGCTCGACTTTTGCGGGTTCTCCCGTCGTCGTGGGAGGTGCCTATTACGGCTCGGGCAACATCGGTTCGCTGCCGACCTACGTCAAGGCAATTCAGACTGACATCTCGGGTGCAGTCTACGTCACTGCATCGGGTTCTCTGCCCGTCACTTTTGGAGCACTGCCTCAACTGCAGATCTCCAACTTCCCGGCGACACAGAACGTCAGCGGGACCGTGGCGATCACCACGACTGGCCCGATCCAAGTCTGGAGTGAGGGCGCGACGGGGGTGACGGGATCAGTTGCACTGACCAACTGGCCTGCAACTATCGGTGTGTCGGGTTCTGTGGCCATCACAAACCAGGTCGGCGTCTACAACTTCCCGGCGACACAGAACGTCTCGGGTACCGTCACTGTCGGCGGTTACTCTGTCGGTGTCACCGGGTCGACCTACATTACTTCAACGGGTTCGCTCCCAGTTGCTGTTGTCGGCACTGTCCCAGTCTCGATTGCCGGCACTGTCAACACTTCGCAGCAAGGGCAGATCCAAGTCAGCAACTTCCCGGCAACTCAGGCAGTGTCGGGCACCGTCGCTCTATCAAATTGGCCCGCCGTCATCGGGGTGTCGGGTTCACAACTTACAGGCTCAACCTTCGCGGGTTCTCCCGTCGTCGCTGGTGGTGTCTACTTCGGTTCTGGTAACATCGGCTCTCTTCCGGTTTACGTCAAGGCGATCGAAACTGACATCTCAGGTGCTGTCTACATCACTTCGACAGGATCTCTCCCCGTCGCCGTGGTGGGTACTGTCCCAGTGTCGTTGGCCTCTCAAGTTCAAGTCTCCAATTTTCCAGCGACGCAGAACGTGTCGGGGACTGTCACCGTCACCACGACGGGTCCACTACAAGTTTGGAGCGAAGGTGCAGTCGGCGTAACGGGGTCAGTGGCCCTCTCAAATTGGCCGGCGACGATCGGTATTTCCGGCTCTGCTCCCCTTCAAGTGTGGTCGGAGGGCAACGTCGGGGTCTCGGGTTCCGTCTCGGTGCTGGGCCAGATCGGCGTCTACAACTTCCCGGCAACGCAGAACGTCAGCGGGTCGATCACCGTTGGTGGTTACGGCGTCGGCATCACGGGTTCGACTTACATCACGTCGACCGGGTCACTGCCCGTAGCCGTCGTGGGCACTGTTCCCGTCAGCATTGCGGGTACCGTCAACACCTCACAACAGGGGCAGATCCAAGTCTCCAACTTCCCGGCAACCCAAAACGTGTCGGGGACTGTCACCGTCACCACGACGGGTCCTCTGCAAGTGTGGTCAGAAGGTGCAGTCGGTGTCACCGGTTCCGTCGCCCTGACGAACTGGCCCGCGACGGTGGGTGTCTCGGGCTCTGTCTCCGTCACTAACCAAGTCGGTGTCTACAACTTCCCGGCCACACAGAACGTGACGGGTTCGGTTGCGCTCAGCAATTGGCCAGCGACATTGGGCATCAGCGGCTCGCAGTTGACCGGGTCGACCTTCGCGGGCTCTCCCGTCGTTGCTGGTGGTGTTTACTTCGGCTCGGGCAACATTGGTTCGCTGCCCGTCTATGTCAAGGCACTGCAGACTGACATCTCAGGCGCGCAGTACATTACCACGACGGGCTCTCTCCCGGTCGCCGTGGTGGGCACCGTTCCTGTTTCTCTGGCATCTCAAGTCCAAGTCAGCAACTTTCCGGCGACCCAAAACGTCAGCGGTACTGTCACTGTCACCACGACTGGTCCATTGCAGGTTTGGAGCGAAGGTGCAGTCGGCGTCACTGGCAGCGTTGCACTGACGAACTGGCCCGCAACAGTGGGCGTGTCGGGCTCCGTCTCGGTGCTGGGCCAGGTCGGCGTCTACAACTTCCCGGCCACGCAGAACGTCTCAGGCACTGTCACCGTGGGTGGCTACAGCGTTGGGGTGACGGGTTCCACTTACATCACTTCAACGGGATCTCTACTTGTCGCCGTGGTGGGTACCGTCCCTGTCAGCATCGCTGGTACTGTCAACACTTCGCAACAAGGTCAAGTCGGCGTCTACAACTTCCCGGCGACACAGAACGTGTCGGGCTCCATCACGCTGGGCGCTTGGGCCGCCAACGTCACAGGCTCGACCACCGTCACCGTCAGCGGCTCCACGGGCCTGATGGTCGCCGCTCCACAGAACGCTCCCGTGTGGATGACGGGTTCCGTCGCCCTCAACCCAGTGCCGACGATCAATGCCTCGACGTCAACGACGGGCACCTTAGGTTTGGCGGTTGGCAATGCACCCTACGCGCCCCTGTATGTCACTGCGTCGGTGGGTTCACCGTTCTGGGTGACGGGTACCATCACCGTCAATAACCCGAGTGGTGGAGGCGCCGGGGGCGCCGTCACTCAAGGCACTACGCCGTGGCTAGTGGCGCAGGAGGGTATGGTCGGCGTTTCAGGCTCCGTCGCCCTGACCAACTGGCCACTGACGATCAACGTGTCGTCATCGGCGGGTTTGACGGGTAGCTTTGGCATCAATCAGTACTACGGCGTACCACCCCTGACGACCCCCGTTGCACAGTCGATCCCATCCAACCAGCTCAACGTCACTCCATGGACGCTGTCGCTCACGGGCTCGCTCAGCGCGTCGAACGGCCAAGCGTTGCCCCTGAAGAGCGACTACCAGGGTAACCTCGCTAGCCGTGAGCAGTATGCACCCGTTGCCGAGGACAACTTCAATGGTGTCATTGCGACGGCACCCCTGCCACTCGCCGTCAGCTACTACAGCCCGACGTTCACGGGTTCGGTGGGATCGTTGCCCGGCCAGATCAAGACGGCGCCGGGTACCTTGTACCGTGTCTTTGCGACCAACCGCAATGGCCAAGTGCGATACCTGACGCTGCACAACACTAGCTCGGGCGGCCCGTCTGGCGTGCCCATTGCCGCTTACCCAATCCCGTCCTTGGGTACCTACGTCCTCGACTATGCTCCCTGGGGTAACTTCTTCAGCGTCGGTGTCATCGTCGGCATCTCGACCAGCAACACCACCTACACCGCAGCAACTCCTGCAGATCACGACTTCAGTGTGTTGTACAGATAACAGATGACGGGCCCTTTTCCTCAGTTAGGTGGTCGAGGCATCGGCTTCATTCCGCAGCAGATCAGCGGTTTGATGATGTACTACGATTCGCGTCTCGGTGTGGCGACGAGTGGTGGCAACGTCACGCAATGGAATGACCTCAGCGGCAATGGCTTCAATCTGGTGCCCATCACCGGGACGCTTGGTCCGGCATATAGCATTGACAGCAACAATCAACCCTGCTTGGGCAGCGTTTCACCGGTGACGGCGTCAATCTCATTGTCGACGTTGTTACCGACGACGCTGATTCCGACCGATCCCGTTGACGTCTTCTGTGTCATCAATCCGACAGTCACGGCGTCATATCCCTCCACATTCGTGTACTTGATGTTGATGGACAATAACTCGTCGACCCCCACGACCTCGCGCGACTTCTTTCAAGGCAATGCGACGGGTAACAAGTTACGTGTCGGCGCCGGCGGACAATCGTCTTTCGGATCAAACTTGTTGTTAGGCACGCAGGTGATGGAGGTGGTGTTCTCAGGAGGAGCCTCCTACATGGCGCTCAATGGGAGTAATGCTCCCGTCACCAACATTCTTGCCGCGAGTTTCCCATCCAACCGCATGACATTGTTCAATCGTCCCACCGTTCAAGACGGCGCGTGGGCGGGCCTGATGTATGCGTTCCTTGTCTTCAATCGACAATTGGCCGCCAATGAGATCCAACAGTTGACACGCTACTTCGGTCAATCGTTCAACATTACGGTGCCCTAATGGCGATCTTCGGGCGCCAGCAAGGCTTTACACCGCAGCAGATCAGCGGCCTATTGTTCTACTTTGATTCACGAGTGGGAGTGATCCTCAGTGGTTCGACCGTCGTGCAATGGACGGATCTCAGCGGCAACGGTTTTCACGCCACCCAATCCAACGTCACCCTACAACCCACCTACAGTGGCAGCGGCGGTGGCAACAATCAACCTTACTTGGGCCTATCGGCGCCGGGATCACAGATTGCACTGTCGTGTTCGGCACAGAACCTCGCAGTGCCGGCACATTCGACGGTCGACATGTTCTTCGTCGTCAACCCGGTCACCGGGTCGGGCAATGCAATTGTGTGTGAACTACAGACGACGTTTAATGCGGAGGTCTTTGCGACCTACGTACAGTCTAACGTGAGTCAAGTTGATCAGTACAGCCAAGGCAACGGTGCCAACATCGCCATTGTTCCTAACGTCGATCAGATCTGGGAGAACTGCTTTAGCGGCGGTCAATCGTACCTAGCGGTGAACAACGGCACTCAAGTCACGGGTTCCGTAGCGGGTACAACGCAGCCCGCTGTCGGCCTGTGCTTGTTCAATGGTCGCAACGCCGGGTCACCCTTCAGAGGCAACGTCTACGCCATTCTGGCCTACAATCGACAGTTGTTGCCCGCTGAGGCACAGGTGTTGACCCGCTACTTTGGCAATGCCTTCAACATCACGGTGCCCTAATGCCGGGGTTAGTACAGATCTATGGCCGCACCGGGTGCGGCCCGGGCGATAGTGGACTGTTACCTAACAAGTTCTTACCGGGCCTCTCGTTGTGGCTACGCTCCGACTTGGGCATCTCGACAGTGAGTGGCCTCGTTGCCTCGTGGGCTGACCAATCGCCCATGGGCAATGGTTGTTCGCAGGCCACCGCAGCCTTGCGGCCGACGTATAACCCCTCAGGTGGCCTCAAAAACTTGCCCTATTTGGTGGGTGGTGCAGGTCCTGTCATGTTGTCATCAACGACCAACGTGGTGCCCTCAGATCACGATCGAACCGTGTGGATCGTGATGACCGTCGGCACGGGTAACCCAAGCGGATTGTTTGAATTCAAGCTGGCGTCGCCCTATTGTGCGCTCTACATTGAGGATCAAGTGTCGGGCCCGGCATACATCTACTCGGACGGCGTCACCCTGTCGATTAATCAGACGAATAAACTGGTCAACGTTGGTGAATCGCACCTGTTGGAGTATGACCTCTCGACCACGTCAAACGTTGCCCTCTACATCGATGGTAACATCTGCACACTCGATCACGCTAGCAACATGCCAACGGAGGCGGGCGGCTCGGCGGGGTACCAGGTGTTGGCGAGCTACGTGCCTTTTCTCGGCAACTTCTATGAAGTCATTGTCATCGATCACTTAGCAACAGTATTTGAACGGGCGTTGGTCAATGCCTACGTGCAAGCGAGGTACGGTTCGACACTATGATACCACTGTTCGTGGTACCGTGTCGCGCCAGGACAATAGTTAAGCTGCCATGACCGTCAGTCCCGCAACAGCGCTGCTAGATCAGAACGGCAACCAGATCGGTCTGGCTGCGTCGCCATTGGCGGTGACCGGCACTGTCAACCTCGCTTCACAGGTCCAAGTCTCCAACTTCCCGGCGACCCAAAACGTCAGTGGTACCGTCTCGCTCAACATTCCTTCCACCCCCTTGCCCGTCTGGATCCAGGGCACACAGGCAGTCTCAGGTTCCGTCGCTCTGACCAATTGGCCTGCGACGGTCGGCGTTTCAGGCTCCGTCGCCCTGACCAACTGGCCACTGACCATCAACGTCAGCTCGTCGGCCGGCGTAGCGATCAGCTATGCCACCAATGCGACAGGCTCACAGTTCACGCAGCCCATTACGTCGGTGACACCCACGCTGACGGCATCGATCTTGGGTAACGGCGGGACAGTCGCTAGCAGCATCCAGATCCTAGCCGCTAATAATAGTCGCCGAGGCTTCTCAATCACTAGCGACATCAACAACACCGTCAACTGGCTCATCAACTTGGGCACCACGGCGGCGACGGGTTCTAGCGGCCCGATGGCACTTGGTGGCACCGTCAGCACTGCAGGCAAGTACAGCTTTTATCTGGCACCCGGTGACTACTACGAACAAGTCCCGGCTCAATACTTGGGCGCAATACAGGCCTGCATGGCGCCGTCAGGTTCGAATCAGTTCGTGTACGTGGACGAGTACACCTAAAGTGGGTCTGCACCGTCATCGCCCACAACTCAAAACGCAGACTTTCAACGCCACCGGCACCTGGGTCTGCCCGCCCAACGTAGTGTTCGTTTGTCTCTACGGCTTCGGTGGCGGGGGAGGAGGAGGTTCTGGAGGCAGCAATGCGACGCAGGCTGCCGGTGGAGGGGGCGGAGGTGGGTCACTGCAAAGCACAGTGATCGTCGCTGTCGTCCCGGGCACTTCCTACACAGTGACGATCGGTGCCGGCGGCACTGCAGGTGCCGCGGCAACGGGTGCCGCTGGTAACAATGGAGGTGTGGGGTCATCGACCACCTTCGGTGCACTGGCCACCTTTCGTGGAGGTTCGGGCGGTGGAGGTGGCAACGTTACTGCGTCAACAGTCAGCGGCGGCGGCCAGTGCACTCCTCTACAGGGTCCTAACAACAACTA